GAACAGCGCCTGGTGCTCGATCCTGACAATCGACGCCGCGTCGATTGGTCCGCTTCCGATGCCAAACTCGCTTTGGAAGGCGATCCGCTGCGCGGCGGCGATCGCACAGGCCTCGGCATAGGCGATGCCATGGCTGCGCCTGGGCCGCGCGCTGCGGCGGTGCCGTTGGCTCCCGGCGCGTCGACCGTCCCTGACGACGGCGGCGTGCGCGAAGCGGTCCGCCGCGAGCGATTGGCCAATGCGCGCATCGCCGAGCTCAAGCTTGGCGAGCAAACCAAAGAACTGACGCGCTCGAAGGAGGTCGATCGCGTCGTCTACACGCTGGCGCGTACGGCCATGGAAAGCATGCGCGTGATCGGTAGTCGCCTGCGTGCACAGCTCGCCGCTGAGAGCGACCCAGCGGCTTGCGAAGCGCTCATCGACGGCGAGATCCGGCGCGTGTGCCAGGAGATGCAGAAGGCGTCCGACGATTTCATCGCGTCGCACTCAAACGTTGCCGTCGAATCAGAGCATCGCAACGGCAAGGCCGCAGACTGATGCTCGACTTCGCCGACTCCATCGCTCACGACGTCGACCTGCCCTCAGGGGAGACCATCGTCTGTGACGCCTGGCGGCGCGCGTGGCAATACCCGGAGCCGATGACGGTTAGCGATTGGGCGGACCGCTATCGCATGATCGGCGACGGCGCCGGCGCTGAGCCAGGTCGCTGGCGCACCGCGCGCAATCCGTTGTTGCGCGAGATCATGGATTGCCTCAGCGAACATTCGCCGATCACCGAAATCGATTTCATGAAGCCGGCGCAGATCGGCGCGACCGAGCTCGGTATCAACTGGGCGCTGTACATCGCCAGCCGCGGTCTGGGCTCGATGATCGTCTCGCAGCCCGTCAAGGATCTCGCGCGCGCATGGAGTACCGCGAAATTCGAGCCTGCGCTTGCGCTCATGCCCGACGTGCGCGAGTGCTTTGATCAGTACAACACGCTCGAGAAGAGTTACCCGGGCGGCACGCTGTGGGTCATCTGGGCGAATTCGCCAAACCAACTGCGCCAGCGCACCGCGCGGTATCTGTTCGAAGACGAAGTCGACGAATATCCGCAGGATCTCGGTGGCCAGGGCAGCGCGCTCGAGCAGATTGACGCGCGCGCCAACTCCTACGGCGATCGCGCGAAACGATATCGCGCGTGTACGCCGACAATCGCGAACCTCAGCAACATCGAGAAAGGCTATAAGGCCGGCGATCAACGCAAATACCTGGTGCCGTGCCCGCACTGCGGTAAGCACCAGGAGTTGCTAGAGGACAATCTGCTCGACAACGGCAGCTTCGTCTGCAAGAGCGGCTGCGGCGGTGTGATCGAAGAGCATCACAAGGAGATGATGTTTCGCGAGCGGTGCGCGGAGCACCCCGGCGGCGCGTATTGGCAGCCAACGAACCCGGACGCTGATCCTAAGCATCGCAGCTATCACACGTGGGCAGCCTACACGCCGAACGGACTCGGTTTGACATGGAAGGACATCGCCGACAAGCGCACCGAGGCGAAGCACGACCCAACGAAGCTGGTCACGTATACCAACCTGGTGCTCGCACAGACCTTCGAAGGCGAGCGCACTGCGCAGGATCATTCAGCGGTCGCAAAACGCGCCGAGCCAGGTGTGCATTTGGGCGTCGTGCCGGAAGGCGCGCTGATACTCACGGCAGGCGTCGACTGTGGGCATGACCGATTCGAGGCACAAGTGATTGGATGGGGCAGGGGGCAGCGTGCCCGCGTAGTTGACTACCAGGTCCTGCCTGGCGATCCGTCAAAGCCTGAGGGCTATACCGAGCTAGATTCATTTCTCGACCGCACATACAGCAAGATCGGAAGTCGCGCGCAACTCGCGATTCGATCGGTCACGATCGATGGCGGTAACTGGACAGAGCAAGTTGCGCAGTACGTCAAGGCAAAGGTGGGCCAATCCGGACAGGCCCGCATGGTGCGCGCCGGCGAAGATTACGAGCAACAAAAGGTCTATCTCGCGCGTGGTCGATCGGAAAGAAAATCGGATCGCGCGGTGTATCGCCCAGCAAAGACCGAGGTCAATCATCGGGAAAAAACGGTCGCGCGTAGCGTTGGCATTTGGGGTGTTGGCACCAGCGTGCTGAAGCACATCATCTATGGACGCCTTGCTGCCGATGAACGTGCGCGCCTGCAGGCCGAGCGAGATGGGGAACCTGAGGACCTGTCGCTGCGTATGATCCGATTTCCTGGCGGCCGCGGCGAGGACCCCGATCCGATGCGTCCGGATCCCGGTGCGCTGCCGACTTCGTACTATGAAGGCCTCACCATCGAATACTTCGATCTGCATCGCAAACAATGGATCAAGCCGCGCGGCAAGCGGAACGAGCCGCTCGATACGTTCGTATATGCACTGTGGGCGGCGCTCTCACCGGCCATTAAGCTCGACATGATTCGCGAACACGAGTGGGCTGCCCTCGAGGCGAAGTACGAACCGCCTCAGGATCTCTTCAACCAAGGTGTTCCCCAAGCCACTAAGACGCCAGCAAAGCCAGCAGCGTCAGCGCCGGCGCCGACAAACGCTCAAGCGCCATCAAAGTCGAAAAGTGGAAATGTTCCATATGGAACATCGGGCGGGTCTGGGGGGTTCGGGTCTAGCGATTGGGGAAGTCGACTGTGAAGGGAGCAGTGACGTCAACAAGCATGCTCATGGCCGAGTTTGTTACTGCGGCATGCGCTGCGACTGGCCAAACGGCCGAAGTGGTAACGATGATTGTGCGTCCGATCATCGACCACCTAGAGCGGAATTACCCGGGCCAGCAGATCTATATTTCCAAGCCGGGCCGCAATCTCGATTTGCAAGAAATCTATCGCGAGTATGTGGCGCGAATTCCCAAGCGAGAAATCTGTCGGCGCCACAGTCTTAGCATGCGCACGTTGAACCGGATCATCGACGAAGCCGTTGCGGAGATTGAGTCCATAAATTCTTCGGCGGTCTGTCCCGACCTCTAAATTTGCCTCTAGGCCTTGCGGCAGTAGGCCTGTCCCGACCTCTACTGAAAACGCTGCGCCCCGTTTTCCTGAAAATTGGCACAAAATGCGTCCCTTTTTTTTGGATCGGGGCGCAGTCGGCGTGCTTCTATCCTTGTCGATGAGCACTGCCACCGACATGCGAGACGCTTACAGGGCCGCCGAGTTGGCGGTTTTGAAAGGCCTCTCCTACCGCATCGGCGATTTGCAACTTACGCGCGCGGATCTCGCACAGATTCGCGAAGGCCGAATGGAATGGGAACGCCGCGCCGCGGCTGAACAAGCGGCATCGATCGGCCGCGCCGGCCCTGCCATCGCCGATTTTGGCGGACGTTGCCGGTGAACAGTCTCGATCGCGCCATCGCTTATGTCTCGCCCGCATGGGCCGTTGCCCGCCAACGTGCGCGCGGTCGAATCATGGCCATGAATGCCGCGTATGAGGCCGCTGACGCGACACGCTTGCGGCGCCGTGCACGCGACTTCGGCTCCGGCAACAGCGCGGTCGCAGGCAGTGCGTACAACGTGCGCACGCAAGCCAGGCACCTCGGGCGCAATCACGACATCGTCGTAGGCGCGCTGCGTACGCTGGTGCAAAACGTCATTGGCCCGAACGGCATCGGCATCGAACCGCAGCCGCGCGATGAAAATGGCGAGATCATGGAGGACGTCGCCGAGCAGCTGTCGCAGCTGTGGCGGGAGTGGTGCAAGCGACCGGAAGTTTCGCGCACCCACGACTACGCCAGCATGCAACGGCTCAAGGCCTTGACGCTATTTCGCGATGGCGAGGTGCTGCAGCAGGATCTGCTCGGCCCCGTGCAGGGCCTCGAGCATTCGACGGCAGTGCCGTATTCGATCGAGTTGATCGAGCCCGATCTCCTGCCGCTCGACTACAGCGATGCATCGCGCAATATCCTCAACGCCGTCGAGTGCAACGCGTGGGGCCGGGCGGTTGCATATTGGATATTCAAGCAGCACCCCGGCGACCCCCTGATCTCGAACAGCAACTTCAGCTCGGGTTTCGTGCCTGACCTGAAGCGCGTATCGGCGGACATGATCCGCCATACCAAACTGATCGATCGTATCGGCCAGCGCCGTGGCATGAGCATCCTGGCGTCAGTGCTCACGCGCCTGGAGGATCTGAAGGATTACGAAGAGTCCGAGCGCATCGCCGCCAAGATCGCCGCGTGCATGGCGGCCTATATCATCAAAGGCTCGCCGCAAGATTACGAGGGCGGCAGCACGAACGGCAAGCCGCATGAGAAGCGGCATATGCGCTTCGAGCCCGGCATGATCTTCGACGATCTGATGCTCGGCGAAAGCGTCGGCACGATCGATACCAAGCGGCCGAACGCCAATCTCGAGCCGTATCGCAATGGACAGTTGCGCGCGACTGCAAGCGGCATGTCGGTGTCGTTTTCATCGCTATCGAAAAACTACCAGGGTTCGTACAGCTCGCAGCGACAGGAACTGGTCGAGCAGTACGGCGCGTATGGCGTGCTCGCCTTTGAATATATCTCGCAGGACGCGCGGCCGACCTGGGAACGTTTCGTGTCCGCCTGCCTGCTCGGCGGCGAACTTGTCGTTGCGCGTGGCAAATCGCTGCGTGGCCTCTATGACGCGCTCTACCTGCCGCCACAGATGCCGTGGATCGATCCGCTGAAAGAGGCCGAGGCAATGGCCTTGCTCGAGGATCACGCCTTGATGAGCGGCAGCGAGATCGTGCGTCGCCGCGGCGCGGATCCACGCAGTGTGCTTGACCAGGTTGCGGCGTGGCTCAAGCGCAAAGCGCAACTCGGAATTCCGGCGCCCTCGAATCGCGCCGGCTTCAAGCTCGGCGCGGATCCGTCCGCGAATCCCGATACAGGCGCTCCGCCGGCGCGCTATCCCTCCGACGAACCTGCTGAGGCTGATCTATGAGACAGAACGCACTCGCGATCGCAGTGATTGCCCACGTGGCCAACATTCGCGCCGACGCAGCCGGCGCGGCCGCTGCGCAATCGCTGCTCAGCGTAAAGATGCTCGCCAACGGCGAAGCCGAGCTGCTGATCTACGGCTTCATCGGCGAATCGTTCTATTCGAACTCAAACAGTGCGAGCGCGATCGTGACGCAGCTGTCGCAGATAAGCGCAGCCGTCATCCAGGTACGCATCAATTCGCAGGGCGGTTCAGTGCCCGATGGCTTGGCGATCTACAACGCACTGCGCAGACATCCTGCGCGCAAGGTCGTCACCGTCGATGGCCAGGCCTGCAGCATCGCTTCGCTGATCGTGCAGGCCGGCGACGAACGGATCATGCCCGACAACGCGATGATGATGGTGCACGCACCGGGCTGCAATTTCTGCGACGGCAACGGTAACGCCGCGCAGCATCGGCAGCTCGCCGATCTGCTCGACACGTGGGCGCTTTCCATGAAGGCGAGCTATCTCGCCAAAGCGCCAAACAAATCCGCGGAGCTCGAGACGATGCTCACGGATGGCAACGATCATTACTTCACGGCAGCCGAGGCTGTTTCGTTCGGCCTCGCCGATGAGGTGCTGAGCGCCGTCGAGCCTGAGCTCGAGGACGAAGCCGTTGCCGCCGCGCTCCTCGGCTACATCGCCGCGGTCGACTACGCCGCGAACCCTTCGCGCAAGCCGACGCGCGCGACCAAAAAATTCACTGCGTGCCTGCACAAGCACATCAACAACGCCGTCACGCCTGACGTTTTCGCCTCGCTGCCCGAGGCTTCCCAGCGGGCTCTGCTCGCACACATCGAGGATCCATCCATGAAGTCGAAGCTTTCCCACATCCTGGCCGCGGCAGCGGGCGCACCCGCCGCCAGTCCTGCTCCAGCACCGGCTCCTGCGCCAGTGGCTGCGGCGCCGGCACCGGCACCGGTTGCCGCTGCACCGACGCCGAGCGGTGCGGCCCCGACGCCGACGCCGGCTCCCGCGCCTGGCGGGGTCGCGACCGACCCGTATGCGGCCCTCGCCGAGCGCAACACGCGCGTGCGCGAGATCTTCGCGCCGTACCGCGAGGTGCAAGGCATGCGCGATCTGGAGCTGACCTGCATTGCCGACCCGCGCGTCACGATCGAGGCCGTGCAGCAGCAGCTGCTCAATCGCCTCGGTGGTCGCGCTGAACCGGCGCGGCCGGCCGGCGGCGGCGCGATCGAAGCCGGCGTTGACGAAGCCGATCGCATCCGCGACGCCGGCGTGCAGATCCTGCTGGCCCGGTGTGGCGACGATCGCATCATGGCGCGTGCCGATGCCGAACGTGCGCGCCAGGGCAATCCGTTCCTCAACTGCTCGCTGATCGCGATGGCCGAACGGTTCTTGATGCGCGCCGGCGTCAATACGCGCGACATGGATCGCGAGCGCGTGGCGCGTCAGGTGCTCGCCGCGCAGACGACCAGCGATTTCCCGGTGCTGCTGGAAAACACGTTGCACAAGATTTTGCTGGCCGGTTACCGACTGACCCCGTTCACGTGATCGCGCTTCTGCGGCACCGGCACGCTGTCGGACTATCGCCCGCATCCGCATTACCACATGTCGTCCTTCAGCGATCTGGCGGATGTCAATGAAGCCGGCGAGTACCAGCAGGGCGTGCTGGGCGATGGCGCGAAGGAAACGATCCAGGGCAAGCGCAAGGGGCGCATCCTGAATGTCACGCCGGAAGTGCTGATCAATGACGACATGGGCGCGATCTCGCGGCCGACGATCGCGTTGGGTCAAGCGGCGGGCCGTACGATCGAAAAGGACGTCTACGCTCTGTTCGCGTTGAACAGCGGCGCCGGCCCGACGATGTCGGATGGTCATCCGCTGTTCGATGACACCAACCACGGCAACCTGGCCGGCAGCACCGCGCCGACAGCGGCTGCCTGGGATGCCGCGCGCCAGAAGATGGGTTCGCAGAAGGATCCGGGTGGTAACGATTACCTGGACATTTCGCCGGCCATTTGGCTTGGCCCGCTGTCACTGGGCACGCAAGCGCGTCTGGTCAACACGTCCGAGTACAACCCGGACGATGCGAAAAACCAGAAATACGCACCTCCGAACACGTCGCGCGGCATGGTCAAGGATGTCATTGACTCGCCGCGTCTCTCCGGCACCGCGTGGTACCTGTTCGCGGATCCGGCGGTCGAACCCGTGATCGAAGTTGCGTTCCTCAACGGCGTGCAGACGCCGACGATCGACCAGGAGACCAACTTCAAGACCGATGGCCTCAGCTGGAAGGTCGCGCACCGCTACGGCGTCGGCGCTGTCGGCTGGCGTGGGGCGCAAAAGAATCCCGGCGCGTAATCGCAACCACCACACCTCGAGGAAAAGGCAATGTCCAAGAACATCAAGCACGAAGGCGGTCCCGGCAGCGTGATGCCATGGACCAACAACACGGGTTCCGCCGTGGCGGCCGGCGCGGTGGTCGCACTGAAACACTGCGTCGGTATCGCGTTGGTCGATATCGCGAACGGCGCCGTCGGCAGCGTCGCGGTCGGCGGTGTGGTGACGGGCGTGGCGAAGGCTACCGGCCACGCCTGGGCGCAGGGCGAAAAGCTCAACTGGGACGTCTCGGCCAGCGCGTTCGACTACTCCGGCGCGACGCCGGCGACGGGCGACATCACCGGCGGTGCGGTCGCCTGGCTCGCCGCGGCATCGGGCGATACCACCGGCGACGTCAAGCTCACGCCGGGAAACAACACGCTCACCTGATCCACCGAGTCGACAAGCGAGTAGCCGTCGCGTGTGCGGGGAGTGCACGCGACGGCCAAAGCTCAATCCGCAACCAGATTAGGAATTCCGCCATGTTGGACGCGCTGAAATCTCTTCTGCCGCTGATCATCATTGCTGGACTGATTGGCGGAGGTATGTACTGGAAAACGCATCACACCGGCGAGAAGGTCATTGCCGCCATCAAGTCTGCCGCTCCGGCAACCACGGCCTCGGCCGTCGATACCATCGCAGCCACGGCCGGCGTTCTCTCGGCAGCGCCCGCGCCCGGCGCGGTAAGCGTGCATCCTTCGGGGCCGACAATCATCAACGTTCACGCGCCGACGCCACCGCCAGCGGCGGCGCCGGTGACAACCGATGCCTCAACCGTCGCAGTGACCTCGATCGCATTGCCCGACGGCTGCCAGCTCGCGAATAAGGCTGGCTGCCCTGGCGCGGTCCTGCTCACTGGCTTGCCGGCCGGCTCGGCATATCTCGCAACCGCTTTCGCCCTCGAAGCGATCGGACTGCTATTCCCGCCGGGAAGCGATGAGCGCAACTGGGCCATTGCCAACGTCGACAACGCGAATGGTCTGGATCTCGAAACGGATCCGATGATCGGCGCCTGTCATCCGGTCGGTTTGTATCTGGACCGCGCCAGCGGCGCAATGATCCCGCGCGTCGTGCCTGGCTCCAATGCGATCGCCGGCACGATGGCTGCACCGTCGCGCGATCGCAATGGCGCGGTGCTGTACGCCACCGTCGCGCAGGCGACTGCTCACTGGGGCGGGCTGGCGAATCCGACCACGAACAGCGGCGGCGGTTTCCTCGCAACGAAGCTGGGCTGAGCAGGGCGATGGATGTTTTTGGCGTCCACGTAGATCTCGG